TTTTTCAAGTTCTGGTAGTGGCGATACAGTTGGCATAACACATTCAAGCGGTAGTGGTATTGCTTTAAATATCACTAAGGGTGGTAATGGCGAAGGCTTATACATAAACAAAACAAGCGGTTCGGGTAACGCTGCTACAATTATAGGTACGTTAAACGCAACTACTTTAGTAAAGTCGGGCGGCACATCTTCGCAATTTTTAAAAGCCGATGGTAGTGTAGATAGTTCAACTTACTTAACTACAAGTGCTGCATCTTCTCTTTACCTTCCATTAGCAGGTGGTACTATGACAGGTGCTATAATTGGCACTACTTCTACATTTGCAAATGCAGGAAGTGGCATAGGTGTAGAAATTACAAATAGTAGCACAGGCGATGGCTTAAAAATTAATCATTCATCAGGTAGAGCATTAAACATAGCATCAAGTGCAAGCGGCTTTGGTATTATCATAAATAATACAACGGCATCTACATCTGCACCTTTTACAATTCAAAAGCAAGGTAGCAACGTTATTACTTTGTCAGACAACGGAGCAGCTAACTTTGCAGGTCAGCTTACATTAGGTTCTACAATTACAAACGGCACTAACACTTTTACGCTACCAAGTGCTACCGGAACATTAGCTTTAACAAGTGCAATTCCTGCTAACCCTGTTGGTGGTACAGGTACTACAAACTACCTACCTAAGTTTACAGGTGCAAGTACAATAGGTAATAGTTCTATTTCAGATAATGGTACAGGTAGAGTTTCTATTGGTACAACAAGTTTCAATGATAGTTTTGTAATTAGCAATTCAGGAGCAGCAGGTTGGGAATTTAGCAATACAGGTTCAGTTATTACTTACAATAGAAGTACGGCTGCTTATATTCCTATGACTTTTGAGGCTTCTAATTATATTTTGAATAGAGGCAATTTAGGATTAGGAGTTACACCGAGTGCGTGGAATACGGTAACAGGATTTCAAGTTGGTAGAGCAAGTATTTATGGTTATGCTGCAAATGATGGCGGCTTTCAAATAAATACTTATTATGGCAATAGTTCTTTTAGGTATATAGCTAATGGAACTGCCGAGCAAATACGATTTGAAGATGGTGCTATTAAATTTAGACAAGCTCCATCAGGAACGGCAGGTAACGCTATATCCTTTACCCAAGCAATGACGTTAAACGCTTCTGGTAATTTATCAATAGGAAACACTAATGATACTTTTAAACTTGATGTGAGTGGAACAGGTAGATTTACACAATTTTTATATTTAAATAGTGCATCAAATACGGCAGGAGCGCAAGGGCTTTTATTCTATAATAGTGGACCAAATACTGGTTCAAGAAGTTGGAGATTATCTAATGACCAAATTAATTGGGGAGACTTTGCAATACAGGTATCTACAACACAAACAGGCTCTACATATATTACTCCATTAAACATAGCCTCAACAGGAGCAGCTACATTTTCAAGTAGTATTTTAAGTGTTTCAAATGGTATTACAAGTTATAGTGATTCAGTAAATACTACCGGTATATTATTATCACCTGGATATGACGGCTCGACAATAACATTAAGAGGCACACCAAATAGCATTGGTTGGTATCACGCAAATATTTTAGTTGGTAGAGATGCCCCAACAGCTATTTATGCTTCATATTTAGCTTTTGCAACTGAAAATAAATCATCGGGTACTACTAATACGGCAACTGAAAAAATGCGAATATTAGGAAATGGTAACGTAGGTATAGGTACTAACAATCCAACGGAATTATTAGATGTTAATGGTATAGCAAGATTTAGGAGTCAAATTTATGCAGCAGACGGAACTTCTTCTGCGCCAAGTGTTCGTTTTTACAACTCAAATAGTGGCTTATTTTTACCAAGTGGAGTTGATGCAATTGGATTTAGTGTTGGGAATGCAGAGCGTATGCGCATAACAAGTGGGGGTAATGTATTAATAGGAATTACAACAGATAATGGAAATAGATTAGAAGTAGTTGGAATTGCTAATAATTGGGCTTTAAGCACTTATGCAAGTACTACAACAAGTCAATCTTATGGAGCAATTATAAGAGGTGGTACAAATTCTAGTGATGTAGCATTTAAAGTAAATAACGCTGCTAATACTATTCCATATTTTAACATTAGAGGGGATGGTAACGTAGGTATAAATACAAGTAATCCGGGTCAAAAATTAACAATATTCGGTGGTGCGTTAGCTGGTAATGTTGGCGTTATGTTAGATGGTGGCGATACACCTACATTACAACTATATTCATTAACAAATGAAGCAGGAATTGGCACAAATAGTTATTTGAGTAAAGCACTTACATTTAAAGTTAATATGACTTACGATGTAATGAATAGTGGAACAGAAGTAATGAGGCTAACAAATGGGGGGGATGTATTAGTAAACGCAACATCAACAACTCAAGGAGCTAAGTTCTATGTAAATGGAATAGGTGCATTTGGAAGTGTATATGTTGGAGCATTAGGTACAGGTACTGTTTATTCAAATGCAGGATTCCTAACCAATACTAACCCTTCAGACTACAGACTTAAGAATACCATTACTCCTTTAACCTACGGATTAAACGAGGTGCTTCAATTAAACCCTAAGACCTTCTACTACAACGATGATGTAACTAAGGCTAGATTGAAATATGGTTTCATCGCTCAGGAAGTTAAGGATGTAATGCCTGACCTAGTAAGAAGACTGGGAGCAAATACAGACTACTTAGGTTTAGAGAATGAAGGAATCTTTGTTACCCTAGTTAATGCAATCAAAGAATTAAAACAAGAATTAGACACATTAAAAAATAAATAAAAATGGCAACAACTTACAAATGGGTAAGACATAAGTAAGTTTAATTAAATTAAATGGCATACGTTTACCGACATATCAGACTTGACAAAAATGAGCCGTTCTATATTGGCATTGGCAATCAATCAAACCATAAAAGAGCTTACGATTATAGCAAAAATAGAAGGAATAAGATTTGGTTAGATATTGTTGCTAAAACAGAATATGAGGTTGAAGTTATTTTTGATGAATTTTCTTGGGAAGAAGCTTGTGATAAAGAGAGGGAATTTATTGCTTTATATGGAAGAAAGGATTTGAAAACGGGAACTTTGGCTAATATGACTGACGGAGGAGATGGAGTTGTTGGAATATTATTCACAGATGAACATAAAAGAAAGATAGGAGAAAAAAGCATAGGAAGGTTTTATTCAGAAGAAACAAGGTCAAAAATGGGCAAGGCTCAATTAGGTAATAAAAAATACTTATTGAGAACAACTCCACAAGAAGAAATTAATAAAAAAGTAAGTTTAGCAAATAAGGGCAAAATAAGGTCGGAGGAGCATAAGGAAAAGATTAGAAATAATTTTAAAATAAATGGGCATCCCTGCTTAGGCAAAAAAGCAAGCAATGAAACCAAAGAGAAAATAGCTGCATCAAGACGTAGGAGTATATTACAGTTTGATTTAGATGGTAGTCTTATAAAAGAATGGAATTCAATTTTGAGTGCTAAAAAAGAAGGATATTGTAATGTAGCTATATGGAAATGCATAAATGGTGTATATAAGCATCATAAAAAAAGTATTTGGAAATATAAAAATTAAATAAAATGACAAATTTTCAGTTCGTAATTTCGCAGCTCAATTGCGCTGTAGAATCAGAAGGTTTACCTGATGTAATCAATATGATACATTGGAGATATAATGCTACACAAGAGCATGATGGAAAGGTTTATTTTGCAGAAAGCTATGGTTCATCAAGCGTAGCTCAGCCAAATCCACAAAACTTTATTCCTTACCCAGATGTAACAGAATCAGAAGTTATCGGGTGGCTGGAAGAAATATTGCCTGTTGAAGCTATGCAATTAGCTTTAGAGAACAATATTGCTTTACAGATAAATCCTGTTGAGGTTACACTTCCATTGCCTTGGCTTCCAACAACAACCACCACGACTACTACAAAAGCCCCTGATACAACTACAACAACTGAGGCTCCATAATTATTTTGTTTAATTAAATTAATTTATTAATTTTGTTAAAAATATATATATGAAATCAATTGAACTAGTAGTAGCTAAAGAAAACATTGGTGGTAGAGATACCTTTTTAACCACTTATGATTTATTAAAATCAGCAATTAATAACCCAACACAAGGAGGATTTAATGTTGATGAAATGATCAAAAGACTTCGTTTATTAGGTGAAGTTGAAAAGCACAAAGACTTATTTGATATCAAGCCAGAAGATTTTAAAGATGAGCTTCTTGAAAGAAAAGCCACATTAGAATTAGAAGATGCTGATTTTACCAAGTTAAAAGAGTTATTCAAAGAAATGAAGTGGGGAGTAGTATCAAAAACAATTGTAGATTTAAGCAAGGAATTGGATAAATAGTTTTTTGGTTTAGTGGTTTAATAATAAATAAAGCAGGCTGCGAACCTGCTTTTTTTATTAGAAGTAACGACTAATTCTATTTATTACCATTTCTGCGGTAATTGATGTCTGGCACTCAAAGTTCTTATTGTATGGGCACCAATTCCAATTGCCTTTATCAAATTTTATTTCTGGTTTATTCCAGCATCCATGACATACTTTTTCGTTTGTGATTCGTATGCAGTTGGTAAGGAACTCATGGTCAAATTCAGTAAAGTTGCTTATTAGTACAACTTGTTTACCTAGACTCCACGCGAGCCACGATAAGCCACTGCTAAGCCCTACAAAAAATGTACTATGGTATATCCAATCCATTGTGGATTCCATTGATGTATTTGGTATCTGTGGGCAATTATCAAATGGATTAACTTCTTTGGAAACATTGTATACCTTGTAGCCTTGTTCGGTATAATAGTTAATTAGCTTCTGCCATTCATCCCTTATCCAAAACTTACATCCTGTGGTAGAATTAGTGGCAATAGTGATGTATTTATCATGCTCTGGACAATTCCTCTTGGTAAATAATTTGGGGCGAATTTCAGTGTATTTTAAGCCCAAAATATTACATGCTGCCTTTTGTAGTGGTATTGTGTTTGGAAGTTCTGGTTCTCTATTGGTATCATAGTGCCAACCAATCTTATACATGGCATAGCAATTAACAGAACTGCCGGGTTCTACTAATTCAAGTTCAGGATAGTCCAGTATTTTATTATGAAAAGTAGACAAAATAACCTTGCAACCATGCTTCTTTTGGAACTCTAATGCATAGGGTGACCACGCAATCGTATCTCCAAGTGCGCTGCTTTCTATTGATATGAATACCCTTTTACCATGCAGGTCTAATATGTTTTCATATATTAACTCGCCGTCCTGATATACATACGTTTTCCATTTGGTATAGTATTGTCTGTTAAGCCTTACCCAGCTATTACTTTTGATTATGCTTTGGTATTGGCATACATCATTTTCATCATAGAATCTAACATCAAAGTCACTATCGCTTTCTCCTTTTATTTCAAGGAAAGGGTGGTTAATGAAGTTTTGTAAGATGCGGACCTTTTGTTTTTGTGCTGGAAGTTCTAATATCTTTTCATAGGCTTCCTGATGCGCTATCGCAAAACAACTTGTAGTGTTGTTTATTGGTATTTCATAATCTGCTTCAATTGTGTTTAAATCTGTATCTATTGGTTGTAAATAATCAGTAAACATATCTCTATATTGAGGTAAATTTCTGGCTATAATAGGCAAACCATATCCTATTGCTTCACGCAAAACTAATGGATTACACTCCCATGTAGAGTTAAACATGAACATATCAGCCATCTTCATAAACTCATCTACATCACTTCTCTCACCATGCACAATTACATTAGGCGGCAAATCTTGCATCAATGGTTCCCAATAGTCTTTAAAGTTACCAGCTTGGTTGCCAACAAAATGAAATGTCATATCGGGGTATTTGCGAGCAATCTCTATGCCTTCCCCTTGATTTTTACCACGAGTCCACAGTCCAACATTAAGAACATTTTTTACTTTTCTTTTGGCTCTACATTCTTTTATGTCTATAGGGTATTCTATTGTAACATACTTGGATTCTAAATCAGCGAAAGTTTCTTCATGATAAGGAGTGCAAAAAGAATACAGGTCTGGGTGGAATAACTTGCTGTTCGGATCAAAAGATATGTCATGGCAGGTTTCCACAATGCGATACTTTCTTTCTGGGTTGTAAAGCTTTTTTACCATCTCCCTATCCAATCTTTCAGACATTTCATCTATATGGATTATATCAGGCTGGAAGCTTTCTATTACATCAAATAGCTCCATCTTATTCTCATAAAGGGTAGTAAAATTACTACCAATTATTTCCAATATGGCATTACGTTGAACTACATAATCTAGGCTATGGCATTGATACTCTACCACATAATATTCATTATTGGTATAATTTATCAGTCCTTGAAGTCTTTTCAAAAGGAACTGGGGCATACCCCCTGTGCTAAGATGCGGAGCTAAAAATAATATTCTCATTGGTTATAGGTTTGGTTGTAGTATTGTTCTGCGTATTCTTGTTTTTTAAAATCTACAACAATATGGTCAAAGCCATCTATATGCGCTTTAATTATCTGCTCTTTTTCTTTTTCAAGTAAATCTTCAGCATTATCAATAGCCTCAATAGGTATACCAAAGTATAATTGATTCTCTTGTAACCATTCAAAATGTTCTTGCATTGCTGTTTTCATAGGTTATTTGTTTAGTTGGTTTATAAATTCTTTAATCTTTTGAATGTTCTTTTCTCCATGATAGAATAGGAGATGTTCTTTGTGTGAAGGTACTTTAATCCATGGCCCTATTAAGTTATCATGACCAGTAAATTCTAGGTCTTTATGTAGTCCATTGATGTAGCAGTATGGCAGTCCTGAAAATGTCATACGCTTATACAAAAGGGCTTGAAGTATGGTTTCTTCGTGGAAGGGTGCGTAATAATTGTGGTTCTTTAATACTTTAGGGTGGTTGCACATCCAGTACCACTCATCTAAAAATTCAATGGTATTCTGCCCTGCAACATAATATCCTGTTTGCCTGTATCTATTGCGGACATATTGGTTTATGTTAAATAGTTCACAGGCTGGTGCTTCTAATGTAGTGCTTAAATCCGCCCTACTTTCAGCGCCGCCTCTACCATTGACCATAAGATACTCATAGATACCTTCTGTAAAATAGGGGTGACTAGATTCTTCATTATAGAAAGTAAAGATATTGTCAACGTAGGGGCTTGCCACAGAATCAGAATCAACATAGGCAATCGTTTCAGCATAGTTTTCAAGTGCATGTTTAGTTATTAAAGGTCTTTGTATAAGTAGTTTGTAGATGCTTTTATTGGATCTATCAATGTAATCAGCCCTTTGTTTCAGGTGCTTTACATCACAATCCCATCTTATTGTTTCAGTATCTTCAATCTTTTTATCAGAGTTAAGCATGTAAACTAAGATTGGTATGTTACTGAACTTACGGATTGATTCAACACATACTTGAACCAAGTCGGCATATGATTCATCTGCATACAACAGATAGGCTCTTTTATGCTTTTGTTTCTTGTTTACATAATAACCATAGTACTGGTTGGCATAGAGTAGTTGAAGTTCTGGGTATCTGGTTTCCATGACTGCCGGACTTAAATCAGGCTGTAAATGAGTTTCATGGACATTGCCTTCATGCTCTCCCTGTTCCATCAGATATGGCACTGCCACCAGACATTGTTTACCGCTATGGACTATCTTTTTGATTATGCTTTGTGCATCTTCCACAGATAAATGTTCCAGCACATCTCCCATGATAATGAACTCGTAATAGTCAAAATGGAAGCCAACTACACTCTGTATAAAGACGTTATTGTACTTCTTATCTAATTGGTAATTAACTACATAGGGTTCGTATATCTCTACGCAATCCATGTAGTAACCATAGTTTTTAAGCAAATCAGAATAGGTGCCAATACCAGCTCCTACATCTAATATCTTTTTGTTTACGGCTACGTTATCTACAATGTAATCCCTGACTTCTTGCTTGAAGAATTGAAAGCTAGTTGGCATAAAATTAATTTAATTAAGCAAAAGTAATTAATTTAATTAAATAAATATATCTTTGCCTAAAATAATTATTATGAAAATAGAAGTAAGCATTGGCGAAATAGCCGACAAGTACACCATTTTAACCATCAAATCATTTGAAATTTTAGACGAACAAAAGCAACTTAACATTAAAAAAGAATGGAAGTACATCAATAGTGTAATAAAAGAAAGCTTCCCTGAATTAGCCGCAGATCCATTAACGCATAGGCTTCTGGATATAAACAGGCAGTTATGGGTGGTAGAAGATTCACTCCGAGATTGCGAAAATGACAGGGAGTTTGATAAGTTGTTTGTCTTTTTGGCAAGGCAGGTTTATAGGCTAAATGACCATAGAGCAGCCATTAAGAAGCAAATTAACATAAAGTACAAGTCCGATATTGTGGAGGAGAAGTCATATAATGCTTATTAATTTATATTTTTTGCGCTGAATTTGACAGAAAAAAGTTATTTTTGATAGATGAATAGACTCGCTATCATAATGATTTTTTTCTGCTCCTGCGCTTCGGTTAAGAAAACCGAGAGGAGAATGGATAGTACAGTTGTAAGATCCATTGATAGTGTGCGAGTTACGTTCTATGATAGCGTTACAAAAGTCATAGAAAAAGAACAATATTTTACTAAAACAATAACATACTACGATACCTTATGGGTAACAAAAGATAGTATGATAACCATACCAAAGTATACAGAAACTTGGACTTCTGGCAGCCGCGAGAAGCAATCTGAATCCAAGCTAACCAAAACCGACTCTGCTAATATTTCAAAGGCAGAAGAAATCACGAAAACCATAGTAGAAAAAGATAAGAAGAAAATGGCCAATAACTTTTACAAGTTCTTGTTCTTTATTCTTATTGCCCTTATTGTTATTTACATTTATACTAAGCTCAAAAAATGAAACGTATAAATCATAATATCAAAGGGTATGTATTCGCATTAGTTTACGTTATTATTGTACTCTTAATATCATTATTTATATGAAAAAATTATTCAATTGGGTAGCAGGGTTCTTCTCAGCAGATAGCCCAAATTCAAGCAAAAGATTAGTAGGAATTGTTGGTGCCGGTTTCTTATACTGGACACTTTATTCAAATTCACATAGCGAAAGTCATGTAGTTCCAGCCGAATCATTGGTATGGGGTACTGTTGTTTTGGTATGTACCTCATTAGGTTTAGCTTCTGTAAAGGAGATAGGAGATTTAATTGGCAACTTTAAAGGCAATAAAACATCTGAATAGAAATGGAAGCAACAATCCAAAAACAAGTTGAACAAACTTGGCACTCAAAGGCGTCATTAGTTATTTTACTTCTAACTATATTAGGTGGGTATTATGGGCTTACCGGTAAGTTTGAAGAAGATGGCAAAAAGTATGAAAACCATGAAGTTCGTATCGGTCAATTAGAGGCGGATAAGAAAGAGATAAGAGATGATATTAAAGACATCAAAAAAACTAACGAGCAGATATTAATTTTATTACAAAATAAAGAAGATCGTAAATAATGGCAAAGGCAGTAAGAAAAAAAGCAGAAGAATCAGAAGGCTTAAAGATAGGGGCTAATCCTCTACCTATAAGCTTTGCTCAATTCTCAAAGAATCCAGTTGTTGGCACTATGTTCTTAGTTATCATAGGTATTTCAGCTTTATATGTAGATATTAGAAGTACATTTAACAAGCAGATAGATGGTCAAGGTAGTAAGATTGAGAAGCTAGAAGTAAAGGTTGATGTATTGCAAGATGCGGTTCGCAGATGTGATAGCTCCTTATCATCAGCTACAACCAAACTAAGTACTTTAAATCAATTAGGTAAGATACAAAATATCAAGTAATGAAATATTTATTCATTTTATTCGTTCTGTATGGGTGTCAATCTGCAAACACGCAAGCGGTAAGTGATGAAAATATGAAGGAATTAGAGTTCCAAAAGCTTATGGAGGGTGTTAAAAAAACCAACCAACTAAGCGTATTAACACAACAAAAAGCAGCCGAAAAAGAGGTTCAGATAGTGGGAAAAGCTGTAAAAACTATATTAAGTTTAAAATCAGAAGTAAACCAATTAAAATCTGAGCTAAATGAAGTTAAAAGTAAGCTTGATTCTGCTAACACTGTTGACACTAGCAGCAAGAAATTCCAGCTCCGCCCAATACGTTAAGAAAATCGGTGGTGAAGAAAAGATAATCATAAGTAGAGCAGAAGGGGAAAAGATTAACGCTGCATTTGATAGCCTGAGTAATGTGGTTAGTTATCAAAACAATAAAATAGATAGTTTATTGAAGCGCCATGATTCTGTAAAAGATAGTTTGAAATTAGAGATTTATAGTTTATTTAGAATTAAAGACACATTAAACTATCAGAATAAAGTTAGTATAGATACTCTTAATGATTACAAATCAAGGTATTATAAAAATATAGCTATATACAATCAGTTTGAAAAAGATGTGAAGTTTGAACAAAAACTTCACAAATTCAATAGTACCTTATTTACATTATTAGTAATATTTCTTTACTCTCAAATAAAATAAAATGAAATTAAACGAAGCAGGGAAAAGCCTTATTAAATCATTTGAAGGCTGCAAATTAACAAGTTACAAATGCAGTGCTAACCATGACACAATTGGTTACGGAAATACTTTCTATGAAGATGGTGCAAAAGTAAAACCGGGTGATAAAATTACTCAAGAGCGTGCAAATGAATTGTTTGAAATTATAGCAAAAGATTTTGCAGATAAAGTAGATCCATTGGTAAAAAGTCAAGTAAATGAAAATCAATTTGCTGCATTAACCAGTTTTGCTTATAACGCTGGTATTGGTAATCTTATGAAATCTACTTTATTAAAAAAAGTTAATGCTAATCCTTCTGATGAAACTATTAGAACAGAATTTATGAAGTGGGATAAAGCAGGTGGCAAGCAATTAGCTGGATTAACTCGCAGAAGAAAAGCTGAAGCAGATTTGTACTTTAAGTAATAATATGAACAACTGGTACGTTTATAGACATATTAGACTTGATAAAAATGAACCTTTCTATATAGGGATAGGTAATAAATCTAATTACTCAAGGGCTTATGAGAACCATTCTTCTAAAAGAAATAAGATATGGAATGACATTGTATTGAAATCTCTTTATGAAGTTGAGATAATAATTGATAAATTAACAAAAGAAGAGGCATCTGAAAAGGAGAAAGAGTTTATTAAGTTGTATGGCAGAAAAGATTTGAATAATGGGATTTTATGTAATTTGACTGATGGCGGAGATGGTATTTGGAATTGCATTAGATCAGAAGAAACGCGTAAAAAGTTAAGGGAACAAAAAATTGGTTCTAAAAACCATAGGTTTGGTATAAAACAAAGTTATGAAACCCTTTTGAAAAGAGGCGTTTTTGAATCAAGGAAAAGGACAGAAGAAACAAAAAAGAAACAATCGTTGGCAAGCATAAAATCTGGACAAGCTAAAAAAACTGAAATCATAAATTGTGATACTAATGAATCTATTGGTGTATATCATTCTGTTTCGGAAGCTCTGCGTTCAGTTGGCTTAAATCCTGTAAAATATAGTGGCAAAGCTTCTCTAATTGCTAGAGGGTTGGGCAGTAGGAAAAAAGTAAAAGGGTACTCTTTTAAATATGTAGCATAATGAACAAATCGGGCTTAGCAAGAAAATACAGAGAGGAGCATGGGTGGAAAATGCCTACTCTAAAACTAGCTAGAATAATGTATGCTGAAAACAATCTTTTGTTTAAAGATGTAGAGGCCGCGAGATTATCTTTAAGGTATATAGAGGGGAAACATGGATCTGAAAATAGAAAATTCAAAACTATAATACAAATGCCAGAAAGACCAAAGAACCCTTACAATCTGCCTGATAGCGATGAAACGGAGTTCGCCCCCTATGAAATAAAAGGACATAAGCGAGTAGCTATATTGTCTGATATTCATGTACCCTACCACAACATTGCGAGCATAACTGCTGCGCTTGATTACTTAAAGAAAAGTAAGCCAGACGCTTTGTTATTAAACGGAGATACAATAGACTGCCATAGGCTTAGTAGGTTTATTAAAGATCCAAAGAAGCGTAACTTCAAATTAGAGCTTGATACATTCAAGGCTTTGTTTGATGTGTTTGAAAAGGAATTGAAATGCAAAATTTATTTTAAACTTGGAAATCATGAAGAAAGATATGAGCATTTTCTTTATGAGAAAGCCGGAGAGTTAGTAGGCATTGAGGAGTTTGAATTTCAGAATATTATTAAGGCAAGAGCCAGAGGTATTGAAGTCATAGCAGATAAAAGACCTATGAAGTTAAATAACTTGTGGGGTATTCATGGTCACGAATATATTGGCGGTATATCTGCCCCAGTAAATCCGGCGCGAGGCCTATTCCTTAAATCTAAGGTTAGTTGCTTTCAGGGGCATAATCACCAAACAAGTGAGCATACTGAACCAACACTTGCAGGTAAAATGGTTACTACTTGGAGTTTAGGGTGTTTATCAGAATTACATCCGTCCTATATGCCATTAAACAAATGGAATCATGGCTTTGCAGAAGTAGATTTAGATGAAAACGGGGAAGATTTTGAATTTAAGAATAAGCGTATCTTTCAAGGTAAAATATTATAATGGAAAAAGTAGACCACCCGGCACACTACAATGCTGGTAATATAGAGTGCATAGACGCAATTGAGGAAGCAGTTAAAGGGTTAGATGGTAAAGAAGCATTTGCTACTGGTAACGCAATTAAGTATCTTTGGAGGTGGAAACGCAAAGGTGGTAAAGAAGATTTAAAAAAGGCAGTTTGGTATATTAATAGACTAATAAATGATGACCAATGAAACTAACTTCTACATTAAAAATATCTACCTATGGTTGCAAGGTTGTACTTATTATTACAGATTCATTAATCAATGAAGCTAATAAAGTATACAAAAAGCATAAAATGGAGCAGATGTTTGAAGGAGATGCAGAAGGTACAGTTATCACCCCAGACATAGATGTCTATTACATGATTATAGAACAAAAGTATTTAAGCCACAATACCCTATCACATGAAAATTACCACATAGTTAATGTAATAAAAAGTGACAGAGGTATTGTAGATGATGAAGCAGGAGCATGGTTATCAGGACACATAGCTGAGTTTGTCTACAAATTCATAGACAAGAAGCAGCTAATAGTTAAGCACTAATACATAAAAATAATTTTTTAATTTAATTAACTCGGTTAACTTTGGAAAAAAAATACATGAAGTTAAGATTCATCTGCGCTCAACCAACCTCCCTTTATTACGCGTGGCAAGTAGAAGTTATGATAAATAACTTTATTGAAATGGGTATCAACCCTAACATGATAGATATTGTTTGTTGGAAGGTGAATGATGTTATTCCGGAAGAGTGGACTAAACTAGCTGACAATTATCCAGTAAGATTCTTTTTTTATTCTGATACCAGAGAAACTAGGCACTACATATCTTCAATACGTCCTAACATATTGAAGCAGCACTTTGAACAAAATCAATACATAGAGCAAGAAGCGGTTCTTTATCATGATTGCGACATAGCTTTTACCAAAAAGATAAACTGGGAGCAGTTCCTACAAGATGATAAGTGGTATGGATCTGACTGCCGTTGGTACATAGCCCATAGCTACATATTAGGCAAAGGTCAAGACGTAATGGATAAGATGTGTGAGATAGTAGACATACCAGAATCATTAATAAAAGATAATGAGCTTAACTCAATTGGTGCGCAATATTTAATGAAGGGTATCAATGCTCAGTTTTGGGCAGACGTGGAAAAGGATTGCGAAAGATTATTCCATGAAGTAACTCACCTGAATAATGAGAAGAAACAATTAGATCCAACACATCATGAATTACAGATATGGTGTGCAGATATGTTTGCTTTGTTGTGGAATGGTTGGAAGTTAGGAGCGCAAACTATATGTCATCCTGATTTAGAATTTTCATGGGGCACAAGCACCGAAGAAGATTGGGATAGGTTGAATATATTCCATAACGCTGGCGTTGTTACATCTGCCGGTGGCTTATTCTACAAAGCAGAATGGATGAATGCACTGCCTTATAATGCCCAATTAAATATAAACGAAGGTACTGCTAGTAAAAAATACTGGGAAATAATACAAGAAACGGCTAAAAAATCGGTTTTATTATGACATGGAAAGAATTTTATAAAACTAAGCGTGGCATTTATATGGTGTCAAATGATGGGAAAATACTTAATTCTATAACTGGAACTATGTATAAAAATGCAAAAAATTCCATAGGTTATTGTGCTATTAAAATAAATAAAAAATGGTTTTTAGTCCACAGGCTTGTTGCTGAAAGTTTTATCGGCTGTACTGCCGGAAAAGTTGTTCATCATAAAAACAATATTATTGATGATAATAGAGTAGAAAATTTAGAGATTACTACTCAGTCGGAAAATATATTATATGCCGTAAAAGCTGGAAATCATAAAGGATTTGCTAACTTAAAAGGTCAAAATCAATATACAAAAGCAAAAAAACTTGGCTTACCAAAGCCTAAAACAAAAAATCAATATACATGACAACAAAAGTAGTAGAGTCGGAAAATCCATTAGAGCATTGGAACGACATTCAAAATGTAGAAGGTAAAGTAGTGTTAGATTTAGGTTGTGGGTGGTTGTTCCAGCCATTTGAATCAACTCCTCAATACTTCATAAATAGAGGAGCTAAAAAAATAATAGGTGTAGATGCATCATGCCAAGAAATTGAGAAGCTAAATGCAACTTTCCCTGAACATACTTTTGTTTGTAAAACTATTTCTAATTTTGATGATTTACTGGGATTGATTACAGAGTATAAACCAGAGCTAATTAAAATGGATATAGAAGGACATGAGCAACACATGAAGGATATTACTGCTGAGCAATTTGAATCAGTAGAGGAGATAGCAGTTGAGTACCATAATCCTACCTGTAAAGAAATACTAGAAAAGAAGCTAACTGAATTAGGTTTTGAGATATTTGCAACTAATAAATTTGGTTGGTTCTGCACAGATATTGAGCAAATGGGTATAATGCACGCAAAAAGATAATATGATCATAAATAAAGCAACATACGGAGGTCAAGATTGTACTCAATTAATTAGAGATAAAGTAGTATCGGATAAACTTGTAGTAAGGTCCAATAATGATATTATAGGCGATCCGGCCGTTGGGGAGGTAAAGTATTTAGAGCTGGATATAGACGGCAATTTATTCAGTATCAGGGAAGGTAGTGTATTCGTATACCCAAAGTCTAAAAGCAGGAAATTGGGCATATTCTATTCCAATAACAACAATAAAAAGATATGGCCCTCAATCTACAAATCATTAGATACAATTAAGAAAGCCAGTAATGGAGTAGCAGACATTGTAACTTGTATGTGGGAGCCTATGCCGGAAAACCCTTTTTACCAAGTTAGAAGCTGGTACCAATCCCAATCACATCTTAACCAGTTGCTACAAATTATGCAGTGCCTTTACGCAGCCAAAGAAACCGGAGAGTACGACTACGTTTCATTTTTAGAGCATGATGTAATGTACCCCGAAGGCTACTTTGATTTCCCTGATTTTAACAGGGGCAGCGTTCTTACCAATATGAATTACGGAGGCGTTTGTATTAATGGTTGGCAGGAAAGAGGGCAAAATGATGAGCCATTTCACCAAATGACCATGAGATTTGATGATGCCATTGAGCATTGTTTGGCCATTTTACCCAATGCCTTGCGTACTAATAGCGGTATGATTGAAACGCAAACCATGAATAGAACCCAATGGAACTGCCAAAATCAAGCTATCCACATCAATCATGGCGTACATTTTACCAGCCACAACTCAATATATCGCAAAGATAATTTATCTTTAACTCATGATTACTGGGGCAACCACTCCGATTATACCAATTTATTCGTATGAACAAGTTAAAAGAAATACTCCTATCTTATGCAGCTTCCTTCAATCCAACAGAGGAACAAAGCCAGCTTGCGCAAGAAAGACTCTTAACTTGTATTGATTGCGAACACTGGGTTCAGGGTACATTACGGGATTATTGTGAAGTATGTGGCTGCACAACAAGTAAAAAAGTTTTCTCACCAAAAGGGGCAGAGGGTTGTCCAAAAGGCAAATGGCAAAACTGATGAAAACGTACCGCATATTCTTTGAAAAGGAAGGGACCAAAATGACTAAGCTGGTTTATGCCGTTTCAATGTCTGATGTGCTACAAAAATACAAAGACTTAAAGATACTATCTGTTGTCCAGATTGACCTTGCGCCTCCCGAAGATGAAGATGAGTAACTCCTTTATTGCAAAGGAAATTATTATTGCCCCGTAAATAAAAAGGAAAGTTGGTATGCCAACTAAAAAGAAAAAGATTACTTGAAAAATACCAATTAATTTTTTCATGTTTTTTGTTTTTAAGTTAAATTGTTTTATATAGGATAAAAGCACATCAAATTGTGCAGTTTATTACAAATTATGTACATCAGAACGTACAAAAGTGTCACATATTTATATAAAAGTGTGACATAAAGTGAGGGTAAAAATTGCCAAAGTCGGTAACAAAATGAAGCCAAAAGTAGTAGTATTACTACCTTTTTTTTAATTAATCTAAGAAGATTTTAAGTGTTTTGCCTCCGTCTTGAAAGGATAATTCTATTGATTTAAAATCATCAAGCTCTTGGTATAAGGTTAATATCCTACCAACTGGCTTATCGTTTTTAGCGTGATTAATTACTTCTAATCTTGTAATTTCTGGTGGTGTTGGTTGTTCCAACATTTCATCTTTGTTCATAGATTTATTTGTTTTTATAGTTTATTAATTTCTTCTTCTACTTCGTCCCAAAAAGGATCTTGCATAAATCTACCATAAGCCTCTGAACACGAGTAAGCGTATGATGATTTTATTATTTTGTCTACTTCTGCTAATGCTAATTCTTTTGCCTTATCTATATTATTTGTTTTTAGCATGTGCTTATCTAATAGCTCTATTGCTTTGTCTTGTGCTTCCATAGGTTATATGTTTTGGGTTAAATATTCGTTAAGCATATCTTCATCTGAATAATGGAAATAAGACTCTGAATTTTCGTTAATCTTCATCCACTTATAAAAGTTAATCATCTGGTCTTTTTCTTTCTTTTCTGTACTATATACTTTCATAATAACGAGCCAATCTATTAAATCTAACTTCTTTTCCTTTGCATCTTCCATCATTTCAATTAATTCTTGAACTGCTGTTTTCATAGGTTATATGTTTTCTATTATGTCATAATAAAATGAATTTGTATCTTCTGCAACCCACCTATCCGATTGGTTTTCTACGGAAGGAAGTTCAGTATCTACCTTAAACTGCTTCAAATCATCTGGTAGTGGCTTGGTTACAAAGTTGGAGTCTTTCCAGAATATTCTATTGTTCGGCATACACAATAAATATCCGTCATCAGATTCAAGCAAATGACCGCATTTGTAGTCGGAAGGCTCTTTGCTATATGGATTGTTATACCAGTCAATAGTTAAGATATATGTAGCCCATACCTTACTGCCATTTCTTAATACTACCTGAGCCTTATGGAAGGCTAAAAACTCATACTCAACAACTGCTACATTCTCACTAAAACAATCCCATAATTGTTTGTAATAAAATGGTATATCGTTTGTCGGAACTTTGGTATATATCTCTGATATTGGCACCCTGCTTCTTAACATGCCGGAGTCTGTAATAACATGGAAGGTGAGTATCTTACCTGCAAATGATTGTATGCCGAATACATAAACATTGTAGTACTCGTTGCTATCGTTATCATCTTTTGTAAAAAATGATTTCTTTACCAATGCCTTAAAGTTTGGTATGCTTGAATTTAATTTCATATTGTTTCCGGTTTATAGTTATCAATGTCAAAGTAGCCAACAGGTGTCTTACGTTCATGCCTTCTGCTTCTTTTCTTTCTTGGTTCATAGCCCATTTCTTTGTAATAGGTAAGTATTTCAAGGTAGGTCAAGCCGGTATCTGTTACCATTACCGATATTGGTTCTTGGTTATGGTTCTGATCTATGTATTGCTTTTGTAGTTCTGTCATGATTTTTTATTTTTTTTCAATGTACTTTTCCAAATAATACTTTTCAATTATATGTTTATTATGGCCGTCCTTATCATCAAAGGCATATTCCATAGCCTCTGCAATCATTTGTTTTTCTTCACTGAATAGCCTATCAAAGTTATCTAATAACCATGTATCAAAATCATTTTGGTTACGAAAGCTTCTGGCTTCCATTACTTGTCTAATTGGTGTCATGTTTGTCATAAGTGCATTGGTTTTACTACTAAATAAATTTTTCTTGGCTCAAAGGGTTTGCCTATCATTTGCAGCCATTCCTGAATAATTTTACTGCGGTGGCTTTTCCCTTTGAACTGCTTTGTTGCATACAATTCATCATTTACCCATACCTCAATTATCCCTGATGATTTGAGTTCCTGACGTTTGCTCTGCATTATATCCTTCTCTGGTGCTGGTTTCCTCATAAGACAATAACTTTTCCTTTAAGTATCTAACTTCATTTTTTAATAATTCTATCCTTTCTTTTAGGTAGTCATTCTCCATTTGGATCATGGCAGACTCGGATATTTGATACCTGTTACCCATTAGATTAATAACATGGCCTCCTTATCCAGATAAGCGGTTAATAACTGGCTTTCTTCGGCGTATATGTCCGCTTCTGTCATGCCGTCTTTGGCTAATCTAAATTTGTAAAGCCCGATAATTACTTCACATGTCTTTAATTGTTCTAGGTTAGTGCATGAGTTAATGCAGTTGATCACCCATTCTAAGTTTGTTTTCATTGGTTTGTTGGTTTAGTTGTTATTAAAAATTTGCATTTACAGTCAATACATGTACCTTACCTACGCGGTTATACTTTAATACTTCTGGTAGTGGCATATTGTTTTTAATGCGGTACATGATAGCGTGTCTTGTTAGCGGTGCGTCTGGGTACTTCCTATTCTTCCTAAAAAATTCAGGGTTTACTTTACTGGCATATTCCAATACGCTAATTTGTTTAGTTTTCATCTTTTAATCTATTATATTCATTTACTAATCTAACTAATTCATTATAGTCGTTGGTTTCTGCAATTTCAATCCCTATCTGGCGGAGTTTTTTTCTTTTTTCCTTTTGTTCTTGTGAAAAATAGTTCATTATCATCTTAATCATTTACTTCAATAGTTTTTAATGTTTCATAAATAGGTTCACTGGGTTTGCCATTCTCAAAATCACTTAACATTCCTTCGGCTATGCTTAAATTATTGGTAAGTGAGCCATCAATATATCTGCCGTTCCTATTGATATGATAAAAAATACTGCCATTTGGGTTAGTTGATTTTATTAATTCATACTTTGCCATTGTTAATTGGTTTATTGGTTAAAAATGTGTGTCAAAAATCTCATTAAATACGTTTTGTCTATTGGAGGCCTCACTATTAACTTCCTCGGCAAATTGATCCCATTCTTCATCAGTAAGGTATATTCCCCATTTATCAGCTAAGGCCTTCCACATGGCTATAAAATCGTCCATGTCTGCAAAGGGTATAGTACCCCCCTTATACATGCGGTACATGGTATCGCGCAGCATTTCTTTCTTTGTCATTGGTTATTTTTTTTGTAAAATAAAGGTAAATATTTAATTTAATTAAAAATATTTTTTCATGGTTTAATTATTTAATAATATAGTTTCTATGTAGCTTACTTCTGCTTCACTTAAATTGTGTCCGCCAACATCAAAGTTTTCAAATTTTAATCTGCCGTCTATTTTATGAGAAGTAAATTTTGAGTATGATATTAATTCATCATTCTCATTATATCGGTTTACTTCTACATTACAAGATCCCAATACATAAGGGGTAAAATCAAAGGTTATTTTTTTCATGGTTTAATTTGTTTAATTGGTTAATTCAACATTGGTTACTTGTATCTGGCCGCCCCAAAATCCCTCGTAAAGCTCTTTAATATCATCAGCGGAGCCAACATCAGAAAATAATTCATTGTTGATTAGATCAATGCTTTCTGTTCTTGTAAATTTTCCGTCTGTTGCGGTTACATTTGCATTTGTGTACATTCTTGATAAATTAATTTGTTGTGTTTTCATGGTTAATTGGTTTTTATTTTATTAATTTATTTTTTTTAATTAGGTACTATGAAAATTGTTCCAGCATCATACCATTCACAATACCAGCCTAATTCATCTAAATATTGGCTAAAATTGGTTTCAATGCCAAAATCATAACTATTATTTTCTGCATAATAGTTAAATAGAGGTAGCCCTTTTGTGTTTACTGGGGGCTCCTCTCCATTAGTCCATATGCCGTTTGGTGTGCCGTCAAATTCTTCGGTAGTTCGTAAAAACATTTTCGGGTACTTTTTTTGCAGTTCTCCGATTAATTGATATCTTTCCATTGTTTAATTGGTTTAATAAGGTTAAAATTCGTTTAAGAAGCAATTTTCTTTACACATGGCCAGTAAGTAAATATTGTTTCTGCAATCGGTATCTGCTTTACTTAAAGCTAAATACAAATTGTTATTTACAACTGCTTGCACAAAGCTGCCGCCAGCGTGCGAGGTTTTATCACGTGTGCACATAATAGAAACCATAACGTCTATAATATGATCGCTTACATCTGTGAAGCCATACTCAATAGCGAATTTGGTTGCTCGTTCTCTACATTGTTGTCTAATGTCCATTTTAATTGGTTTTAATTGGTTTATAGTTGTTCTGGGTTAGTTAATAACATGATTGTTTCTAGTACGCTATTGGTTTTCATGTCGTACAAATCTTCTTCGGCTGCACATACCAGCACATCATCACTATCGCGGTCGTGTCGGTACAATACTTTAATGTTTTCTAGGTCGTGGCCTTCCTCGTGTAAAGAGGTTAAAAATTTCCATAATTGCATGGCGGTAAGTGGTTTGTTCATGGTTTAATTGGTTTTGGTTTCGTTTGTGTAAATTAGTTCATCAGTATCTTCGGAGTGTATTTCAAGGGTTGCCTCTCCTTTGTTTTCTTCCGGTGTTATTTCTTCCAATGTTTCTTCTAAAAATTCCCAATAATGTGTGTTTTCATAGCTTTCGGATTTGTCTGCTTCAACTTCTTTAATTTTCTCCAATGCTTGTTCATAGCTTTCAGCTTGGATATCAAATCTTGTTCTTACCCAAATTGTTTGTTTTTCATCTCTGTAAAAGTCAAAAGTTTTCATGGTTTTGTTGGTTTAATTGTTATTAATATCTTCAAAATTGTTGTTAATGTAGCCGGTTTCTTTATCTGTAAGGTCTGCGCCTACAAATAAGGTCAATAAAATGCTTAATAAAATTGCTACTTCCATTGGTTTGTTTTACTGGGTTTATTAATTAGATAGGTAGTTTTCCCAATTATAGTTCTCCAATTCAATTTTAAGGTCGCTTTTCAGCTGCTTAATCTTATTTTGGATAGAATACACGTTTTTAACTTTACCCGTCTTAATTCGGGTATTTAACGCTAAAATTTGGGCTTTTAGTTTGTTAATTTTTGACATGGTTTTGTTGGTTTTGTTATTTGTGTAAATTAAAAAGCAAAAATAAAAGTAAAAAATACTGGCTGCTGTTAATGGGTTGTTAAGGTTGTTGAAATTCTTGGGGTAAATATTGCGCTCTATTCATGTGCAGAAAATAAAATTCCCCGTCTTGATCCTGTTGGACTTCTGCATAAAATACCCTGTTATCTACTTTGTAAATAGCTTCGGGGCTGCCAGTATCTTTAACGGCAATAAATTTGATGTTTTTGTGTGGGGCGCGTGGTTTTTGTAAATTAATCATAAAATTGGTTTAAGTGGTTTGTTATTAATTTAATTAAAAAAAAGTTTTTATTGAGGGCTGCAATCTTAACAGATAATTAGCCGAATATAATTTCGCCAAAAAATACGCTCTGTAAAATGCAATCGCCAGTTATGGCGTCCCCGTTTTCATTTATGGCGTCTAGTAGATGATTTGCAGGGGTTAGCGCCACTTTTTTATGTACGTCCTCAATAGTAATTGAGCGCGTGTTAGTTTCATCTTCATAGTCTATTATTTTAAGGCTGTTTCCGTCCTTTAAGATCTGCATTAATATATCTTCATGACATATCGCTATATCAGGGCCTTCATGGGCCTTAAAATTAGATTTAGCTATATTATAGTCGGCTTTTGTGTATGTTAATTCTAGACTATATCCGGCTTCAATATATCCAAGCGAATTAGATAGCGCCTCATGAAATAAATTTTCTGCTTCTGTTGGTGTTAGTTCTATTTTCATTTTATTGGGTTTTACTGGTTGTTTAATGATTGGATATAAGCCGATAATTTATTGAGCGTTTCTCTCATTTCTTCGGCGGTTTCTTCTTCGTTTATGTCTTGTAATAAGTCGCATATATCATAAAGCGAAATTAATTTTTCAAAGGCTTGTATGTTTTCCATTGTATTGGGTTTTTAGGTTGTTTAATATAGTTTTATAGTGCCTTTGTATTTTAATAATGGGCGGCCGTCCTTAAAATCAATTGAGGAAGTTTTGAGGTGCTTTATTACGTCCTCTGTTTTTTCGGTGTAGTGGTTGGCAAAGTGTTTTCTTTCCTCTCGCATTTGTAACTCGTTGCCATTCATTCCTATTATTTTAGTCCATTTGTATCTACCAGTGCTTAAATTTAGGTAACCAATTTGGCCGCCTATTGTTATTTGGTTTTTCATTTTATTAGGTTTTAATTTTGTTTTAATTTTGTTGCCTCTGCTATCATGTCAAATAAATTGTTTACAATATTATTTTTTATATTATGTTCGTGTTGGGCCTCAAAAAATTTTATTGCCTCTTGTTTTGTATAGTTTAGTTTATTCATTCTATCTAAATAAATTATAGCAAATTTTTCTAAATAGCCTTTTTGTGTTATTGTTTCCATTGTATTAGGTTTTATTGGTTGTTAATTAGTTTACCAAATTATATTGGAGCCTTTGCCCCCTATATAAACGTCTGTCAATTTATACCAGCAATTAGTTAATCTATTGGGGGTTTTTATTTCTAGCATTAGCGTTTCATTAGTGAAGCTGGAAAAGTAAGTTCTAAGCCTGAGAAGGTCGGTTTCATCTATTTCTTGCACTGGCTCAAAATCATTATAGCCCCTATTTATTACTTTTATGTCCTTTGTGCTGGTTACTTCTACTATTGGCATTCCGTACCCGTTTTTTCTGTCGGTTAGCTTGTTTATTGTTAATATCGCTTTATTCATTTTATTTAGGTTTTACTGGTTGTTAAATTAAATTTACTGCCGCCTCTACTCCTTCGGGGTTTGCTCCTTCGTATAGCATGGCAAGGGCCAAAATCTTTGCATATTGGGGTTTAACTAACATTAAGCGCATATAGTCCCCGTAATAATTTTTAGTCGTTGGCTGCTGGGCGTGTATTTGATCCAGTGCCGGCTTTATTGTTGTTGCTATGTTTAGGACGGCCGCGCGTGTTTCGGGGCTTAGGTCGTTGATAAATTGCTGGGCTTTTGTGTGGTTGTTCATTTTTTAAGGTTTTAAGGTTGTTTGGTATTTGTTTTGTAAATAGTTAATAATACATTCATAAAGGCCGATATTATCTAAATTAAAAGGGCTTTGCTCAAAATCTGCGTACATTGTTAATGCGTTTTTATATTGTATATCATACGGCTGCTCCGCAAAATCAAAGTTAAAAAGGGCTAATAATTGGCTGAATAAATATTGCTGGTATTTCATTTTTTAAGGTTTTAAGGTTGTTTTAAGGTTGTTTTATTGTATTTCAGGGCTTAATATATAGTAACCGCCCCAATCCTGCCCTAATGGGCTGTTATCGGCCTTTATTTTAAGGGCATAACCTCTACTATCATAATTGATAAAAAGGCCCTCTAATTTGTTATCAAATATTTTTTGAACCTGTTTTTCAATTTCATCTAATTTTGCATCACTTTCGGGGCAGCTGCCGTCCTCGTCCAGTTTTAAGTGCATTTTTTCCGCTCTACCTGTTTTCCAATCTAACGGGCTTGGCTCTACATAATAGCCGTTATTTTGTGCGGTTGTTTCAATGGTTGCCAGTCTTTCCAGCTTTCGTAATTTATTACTAATCTTTTTGGCTTGATCTTGTGTAATTTCTTTGCCTGTTGTCTGCTGGTAAAGTTGCGCAATATTAAAATAATGGCGGTTAAGATTTTCGGCTCTTTGTTGTTTCTTATTCATTTTATTATTTTTTAATGGTGTTTTATAGGGTTATTTTATAGGCTAAATTCTGTTTAATTTCTCCGCTTTTGTGTAGGTAGTCTATATAGTCGCAAAATAATGTCCTGACATCTGCGGTGTATTGGTTTTGTCTTTTACTGGCTCTATATTCTTTTAGGTGCTGGGGGGCTACTTCTTTAAGGTAAGCCCAAAAATTTGCCCTAACTTCTTTTTGTGTTTTCATGGTGTAATGTTTTAAGGTTGTTTTATTGGTTTATTTCTTTGCGTTTTATTGTGCGTGTAGCGTATCCGGTGCGCTTATATTCTCCTAGATCTTGGCTATATAGCGAAATAGGTATTTTAAGGCCGCTTTTTGTTTCTCTAAATTTGTCGCTTTTTTCAATTGGTAGGCCGTTGCTGGTACATTGGTAAAGTGAATTATCTTCCCAACCAGCCCCGTAATTTTGTTGAATAACTAGGTAATAAGTATATTTATTTGTTTTCATTTTATATTTTTTATTAGTTTATTAATATTGCATTAGTTCACGCTTTTTGCAGCCTCGTTGGATATTAGAGCGCAAAATTATACCAATGGCGCGGAGTGTTGCGGTATTTGTTTCGGTTATGTGGCCTAATCTTTCCAGCATGTCTAATCCTTTATAGATATAAAAATCTCCATAACCGTATTGAAACGGCATAAAATATTTTGTTTCATCAGGTAGGCCGTAATTAATTGTAACATATCCGGCAAAATAGCTATTGCCATTTACTTTGTCAAACCACTGCTTTGCGTTTATGTCTATTGTTTGTACCTGTAAAGCTGCTGGGGTTGTTGTTTGTGTGTTCATTGTATTGAGTTTTTATAGTGTTTTGTAATTAGTTAAATATTTCGTTTATTACGTTCTTCATGGCTGTTTTAACGTGTGTATCATTGCAGCCCTCTGGATATAAGCTAAATGCCTCGTTCAGCTCAAATAAGCGGCTGCCGTCCTCGTTTTTTATTATATTGGCGTTGCTGTCTTGGTAGGTCTTTTGCTGGTAGATTTTATAGTGCAAATAGTCCGCTTTACTGGTTGCCGTTTCTTTGTCTATTTTATAGCGTTCTATAAATAATAATAAAGCGCTTTTTAGTTCATTGTATTGTGTTACTGGGTACTTCATAAAATAAAATTTTTGTAGTTGTTTAAGTTTGTTTTTGTGTAAATTAAAATAAATAATTTTTAACCGCTTTTAATGTTTTGAAGGTAATAGCGCCAATAATCAAAAGTAATGATCCAGCGCAAAGGGTTAAATTAATAAAATAAATGACGGGTAAAAGTGTGTTGAGTGTTTGCATGGTTTATGGTTTAATTATTAATGATTTTGGGAACGCCTTTAACTTACCGCTGGGGGTTGCAAAAGTTGGCTTTAATGTAAAATAAGTGTTCCAGCCGTATACGTTCAAATAAAAGCGCGTTGGCTTGTTTCTTTGCTTTGCGTATTGCTGGGCTTGTTGTGTTGTGTATTCTGTTTGCATGGTTACTGGGTTTATTTTGAATTAATAAAAATAATTAATCTTTGGCGTATTTCGGGGCTTATATCCGTGTCCCTTTTTATCATGTTTACAATAGTATCATGTGGCAGTTGCTTTTGGATAAATAGGGCTAAATAGTCTACTAAAAGGGCGGTTTGTTGTTCCATGTCTTTAATGTTTATAGGTTATCGGCTAATGTTATTAATAAAAATAAAAGGGCAATTAAAAGGGCTGTTTGTGTTGTTTTTTTCACTGGGCGTTTATTTAGATGATATTATCATTTCTTGAATTTCTAGCGACGCGTACCCGTTGGCGTCTTTATCCGGGTATATGTCTAAACTATACCCGCACCCGTCTTTTAACGCTTTTACTAGATTTGAGTAGGTGAATTTTACGTTTATCCATTTATTACTATTGTCTAGGGTGCAAATATAATTCGCTGAATAATTGAGCTCATTAACGCGGTTAAATAACGCTTTTACATTTGTAAAGATGTACTTGTCGTTCCCGTCCTCGCTCATTCTAATTAAATAGGCTTTTTTCATGTTGTTGTTGTTTTACTGGGTGTTTATTTAGTGGCAAAAATTATGTTGTTTCTGTTATTGTTCCAGTATTGCCTCAAATCTTTAATAGTTGCAAATTCTGTGGCTATCCAGTTATTTGCATAAATAAAGGTCAATTCTGTTGCCTTAAAGCCTAAATAATAAGCTGGATCCTGTTTAATGGCTTTGTTATTAATTACTAAAAAATAGCCATGCGTTCCGAATTGAATTTTTACTTTTGTTTTCATTGTATTGTTTTTTACTGGGTGTTTGTTTATATGCTTTTAAGATCTTCAATATTTTGGATATAGTTGTTATATGTAGCTAGATCATTGTAAGTATGTGTAGCTCCGTGTAACATGCCGTTTTTCCTGTTGTTCAGGGCTTCTATCAGGTCCGCGCGTGTTTCCAGTGCTTCTCTCAATGCTTCATTAATAAAGCGCGTTTTTGAGGCTTTGCCGTTTCTTTTATTAAAGTCCTGTATTAGCTCCTGTTTTGTTGGAAGCCATTTAGTAACATTAAAGCACTGGTAATAATCATTTGTAAAAAGTGTGTTCATTTTGCTAAATTTTTTAGTTTTTTAATATTGGGCTATATTTTGGCCCGTTAATGCAAATATAGCTATACATTGCGTAAATTAGAACAACTAAAACAAACCTTAGTAAAACTTTAACAAATTAATATTTTATTTAATATGTTACCAGTTAAACAGGCAGCCCCGGGCCAATAGATCCGCAACGCCTGGACCCAACCACCCCCCCCATACAACAAAACAAAGCAGCAAGTAACCACCCAACCACATAGCAAAGCGCAACCAATT